TTTCTAAATGTAAGTCTTAATTCTTGAGAGTTGCTTTCGTTCCAACTACGATCATAATTATCATATTCGTAATCACGGTTAGATACAGACAAATCTACCTCACCGCATCTAGTATTACCGTCGTTAAGATATTCGTTTCTAGGATATGCAGGGGTTGCACAAAATGCTAATGCAGTTAACATCAAGATAAGTATTGCTGTAAATCTGTAGTTCATCCTGGCAATCTCCATAGTTCATCCTAATAATTTATTTCTCTGTTTAAATCTTTGATGTCGTATTCCATCTGTCTAACTTTATCAGCTAGAACTTCGTATAAATTTTCAGCCATCTCCCAAGTACCTTCAGCTCTTTCTAGTTTTGCAATGACGGTGTTAACATTATCTGTTAATACTTTCATGTCTCTACGAATGTTTTCTACATCCATAGTTTTTAATTCTTGTATCTCTGCTTTGTTTCCGTTGATAGTATCTGTAAGATTAACGACATACTTAACGCCAGTAAAAGTTCCGACCAGGATTGATGCCACGACCGGAACTAATACAAAATTCTTTTTTAATAATGCTGCTAAATCCATTATTGTTTTCTTGGTG